AAGAACCGGAGATTGACCAGTCTCCGCGTTTTCGATTGTAAAGTAGGTACTGCCGCCCTCCGGTATTTGGCCTCTGGTTTCATTGTTTTCAATTCTTCCTATAATTCTAAGGCGTGTACCAAAATGCCTAAACCTATTTTCAAGTGGCTTGTATATGTAAGAAATATAGTTTCTGGGGACATCTGTCGTGTTGATGATGTTGCCCTTAAAAACCAATGCAGAAGACTGTACTGTAGCTGGGTAGCCAGAATCTTGAGAAGATTCTTCTACATAGCTATTTGCAAAAATGTTTTTTATTACACCAGAAACAGAAGAGTTGTTGTATACCGAAACATCTAGCCCAGATTTGCCGTTAACAGTTTCTGGTCTTATTTCAGATAGAATAATTTTGTCTAGTAATATTCTGCCTATTTCAATAGAGACTGTTGTTTCTAGATTGGGAAAAAGCAAAACGTTGCTAATTGTTACTCGATTATTTGCCTGATCTATAGAAACAACTTTTGTGTTTGGCGGAATAATGTTTTCTGTTTCGTCATCATCTCTGTTTTTAATATAAAACCCTACCTCGAAATTCTCAATGTCTTCGGCATCGTCAAACTGCAATACAGCATTTACCCTATTGCTAAAAATGTCTACACTAGAAATTCTGTCTACATCATCAAACTCTTGATCGGAAATATCTGTGATGGCTCTGTCTAAGGTTATTGTTTGATTAACAGCATCGATGCTGGATATTCTTGTTTTTTCTGGTATTAGGTTTGTGGTTGGTGCCAGCTCCCCATCTTCCCCGTCAAACTCTCTAAAAACATAGTCTCCTACTTTTGCTAGCGTAGCATCAGAAACGTTTAAAACAGCAACCCCGTCATTAGACTCTACGGTTACGTCTTCATAAATAATCCTATTAATTTGTTGGTTAAGAAGATACTTAAAGTCCATGTAAACTCCACGACGATTTGAACTATCGCTCCAGTATTCCGGAAGGGTGGCGTGGTGGCTTATGGTTTCAGTTCCAAACTGCCCCCTGCCATGTTTTGCCACGACGCCATTCTTTAAACGAGTTTGACCTTCAACAACTTCAAAGTGTGGTTCTGCATAAATTCTAACTAATCCGGTAGGAAATATTTTTCCATTAAAGGGAATTTTAGAAAAGTATGTTTGATATTCCGAAGCACTAGAAATCCAAACGTTATCACCATCTGCGTCTGGGCTGTTGGCTTCTATCTGGCTTAAACCAGGAATGCTAAACTGAATTGCGTCGTACCTTATGATTTCACCGTTAGCAAAAAAGTAACCATCATATCGAGCTGTCCAATAAACCCCATCTCCAAAGTTGATAGTGTTATTTACAACTCTGTGATTTTCTACAACTGGCAAGTCTATGCTTAGGTCTGAGTTTAGGGGAATTGCGGTAAGGGCGTATGCCGATTGAGTCGATACCTCGTCTTGCTGGGGCCTCACGTTTTCGTCACCGGTGACCTCCCACAAAAGAACTGGCTTGTATATCCAAGTCTTTTGGCTATCCACAAGGCTGGCTTGTCTAATTGTTCCGTAAGATCTTTGAATAGACCTGGTAGTATAGTTGACACTTCCACCGTTAAATATTTGATTGTTAACAAAAGAGATGTCTAAAATGTTAGCTAGCTCATTTTTGTTTTTATTTCTTAATGCTCCATCTATCTCAAAGTCTTTAGATCCACGGAGAGTTATATTGGTAGGCCTTTCTTCCTCTGTTGGAAGAATGTATCCTTTACTCATTAGAACAAAGTTGTTAAACTCATCAAAGAACATGGCGGTTTGTGTCGATACCGCTAGTTCATTCAAAACTGAGGCTATTGTTTGATCCGGTGCAATAAAGAAAAACGGTATAACTTCTTCGTCTTCTCCTAGGTTTCTTAAAAAGGTGTAATTGGAAAATCCAACGAAGTCTAAAAGAAGGGAAACTGCATAGCTTAGAGATGCACTAGTTGCAAGTATTTGTGGTGCAGTTATAGACTCAAAATAAAAACAAATCCCTTAAAGTCATTGTAACAGTTCTATCTTTGTTTGATATTTCAGGAAAGCCTTCAGAGTACATAGTTTTTATTGGTATAAAGAATGTTTTATTCTGTACTTCTTTTACAACCTCATAAAACTTAAACTGAATATTTTGAGATGTATAGCTAGAAACAATGCTGTTTCTATTTTCTGGGAAAAAGGCTTGGTCAAAGTCGAAGATAGTCACAGATCCAACAGATGCGAGAAGCTGGCCCACTGGCAATCCTGTAATTCCAAGGTCTGATGCTGATCTTGTTACAGAGAAGGCAGAAACTTTGTCCGTGATGTCCACGGTTAATCTAGGAGACATCTCTATCAAGTCAAACGTTGAATCAAACACATTCATAGTATCTACAACGATCCGAAGACCTTTAATATATTGAAACTCCCTAAACTCTCTTTTTTGACTTGAAAAATTTATAAAAGAAGGTGGTGACGTTAAGTCTTTTTACAAATCCAGTAGCAGAAGAAACGTCTTCGTTTTTCAACACTCCATCCATATATTGCAGGGAATGTTTCATAAGTTCCTGCAATCATTAAGTCATTATTAACAACAACATGGATTGTTCCAGCATCATTCTCATTCTCTCTAATAAGGTATGCTGTTCCATTTGGCATGTTTAGTGGATCTGGAAGAATGCTTGCATTAGAAAATTCTTTTTCATAGTTAAAGTTTTCTCTAAATATTTCTGGAACAGAAAGTCCATAAAATAATTCCAGGTACCCATCAGAGCCTACTATTGGAGATCCATCATTACGAACAGAGTTTTCACTAAAGGAGGCAGCATCCACCCAGGTACTATCTGTTTCTAGATATTGAATCTTCCATCTTACCGGAACGGTCTTGTTGACTTCTCCAAAAAATGGATCTGCAACATTTGTATTATCTTGAACAAAAGGCCCTAGGTCAAGGTCTCCCACGTTTGTTTGCATTTTTACGACAATCCTGTTTGCAGGAATTGCTTCTTTGTATGTTACGAATGGTGCTGTGTCTTGTATAAAGTTTTGATCATTAAGAGGAATGTTTGCAATGCCCCTTTCTATACCGCCTTCTGTTCTATAAGAAGTCCAATATTTAACAAGTCTAGTTTATCTGACATGTAGTATCTTGGCTTTTTGCCATCTCTATGTTAGAAAAATGAGAAAAGTTATTTTCAAAGTACCTTAGCTTATTGATTCCAGAACGGGGCGGAATCGTCCAAAGCAATCTTCTAATGAATACAGAAGTCTTTCTTTTCTTTCTTGGATATAAAAGCCAGGGGTATTCCTTGGTCGTCTACTCCTCCGTCAATAACAACATCTGCATCTGTTGCACCGGTATAAAAATTATTTACTTCATCATTAATACTAAATGATTGAGATATTACGTTATACTGTGGGGTCTCTGTATCATTTAAACGATATCGATAATTGCCAGAAATCAAAATGTTTTCTGCTATGTTCATGTTCCACTCAGCAATTACTGCTGAATTTAACTTAATAACAGGGGAGGTTTCTAAGTGTTCTTTCAGTTCTTCATTGACAAACATCTAAACCTCTTCCAGGGAAAGAGATACGTTCCAAAGATCGTGATTTTCACCACCGCGTTTTTCTACACTGTGATCGAACGATCCAAAGAAAACCTCTAGGATGTCCGAATATTCTGCTAGTCTGTCTCTTTCGTTATTTAAATTAGTGTAGTTGTCATATGATAGGTACACCCAAAAAGATCCTTGGTTGTTTTTGTACCACTGTAGAATGTCTGCGCCTCCAGCCCCTCCATCGGTGGTGTATTGCTGATCTTTAAAGAATGGCGAACCAGAAGATCTTACCGGTCTGTCGGTTCCTTCTATATCAATAGAGGGAACTAAGTTTACTACATCTCCAAAATTTGTGTCAGTATCTTGAAATTCGGGAACATCTATAAAAGCTCTTGATGGCAACAAAGACCAATCAACAGTGATAGTAGATTTATCAGCTATGTGATAAGACCTCATACGGCCATTGATCATTCTCTCTCTTTTTTCTATTCTTTGATTACTAATAGAGATAGGGTTTCTATTGTTGTCTGAAAGAATAATAAAGTCTTCTAGCTCGTTTCCTTCTGGGATTCTTTTGCCATTAGAGATATACCCTGGGTTATTTGCCAACAATAAACCCTGTGGTCTTTTATATTGCTTACGACCTGCCATATATTCTTCAGTAGCCATTAAAACCTATTTCCTCTAATTCTTTGAGAGTCTACCCTCTTGATTTGATCAATTACTGTCTTTGCAATTTGATCTGGGTTTGACTCAGACTTGACATTAATACTTACGCTATAATTATTATACATTACGGAATTGTTCTTTGAGTCTGAAATTTTTGGAGAAGATGATCCTGAAATGGATGCCTCATACCTAGGAGCTGAAAATTCTGTTGGAGAAAGTTTAGCACTATTGATCATTTGCATAAACCCTTCTCCGTATTTTTTCACAGCGTCTTGGCGCATGACAAATTCTCCGGGAGTAAGTAGTGTCCTAACCTTGTCATAGTTTGCTGTTCCAGGAACTTTTCTGTTCATTGTCAGCCTTCCGCCATTTGCAAATTTTGGAATAGCTCCACCAGAATTAAAGGGGGTGCCTATGCTTTGCCCATAAAGAACAGGGCCACCAGAATTACTAGCCACTTCTACGGAAACAGTTATCTTTGGCTTAAAGTCACGAATTTTTGCGTTAATTTTGTTAATTAAACTGTTTCCAAATCGTGTGCCAGAAGTTTCTCCACTCGTTGCAAAGTCCTCGGGAAGATCTTTCAATACGGCATCTCTAACTCTTTGATCCTCTGGAATTTCTCCAATAGTTTCAGCAAGAATATCCATAGACTCGGCGCCGGCTTCAGCACCGGCATTTACGGTCTCGGTAAACTTTCCGCCTTCGCCGTAAGCCTCTTCAATATCTCCATCGCCCATAGCAGCAATAGTAGCCAACATTGTGTTATAGCTTTCTTCTCCTTCGAGGAAGGCCCCTCTAAGAGCATTACCTATCATTGTTCTAATTTTTTCATTTTCAATATTGTCGTCAAGATTAGCCAGGAAGGTGGAAACGCCAGCCATTCCTTGAACAGCACCTACAGCCATGTCATTCCAAACTTTAGCAAACCCTGTATCCCACTCTGCGGCAGTTTCGCTTGGAATCGCCCTAAATCTTTCTAGTAGAAACTCGTCTACGCCCATTCCCTGAATTTCTGCCTGCTCCCGAATAAATGGAGTTATTTCACCTTCAAAAATTTCTTTAATACTTGATGGCATAATCTCCCAGAACTGACCCATTGTGCCCTCAAAATCTGTTACAGCATTCTCTCCAAAGCCCAGGAGAACATCCTGTATGGGACCTTCGACCTGCCCCTTAACAGTATCTGAAAGGCCAGCCCACCATTCTGGAATATCTGCCATGTCTTCTGGGAACTGTTCTGCTCCATAACTTTTAAGAATTGGGCTTATTTGCGTTTCAAGGGCTGTCACGGCGGCGGGAGCCATTTTTGAAAACACTTGTCCGATTGTTCCGATATTAACATTAACATTCGCCGCCAAAGTGTTAAAGAATCCACTAGCCGTGCTTGTCATTTGCTCAAACAGTCCTGGAAGATTTGTTTGAAGATGTTCGAAGAATCCTGGGATTGTCTTTAAGAATGTCGGTACATTTACTCCAAGGTCAGAAAACAGTCCTGCAATATTTCCACTAATGACGCCTTCAGAATTTCTTTCTATATTTTCCATTGCAAATGCATAAGCATCCATCATGTTCATGGCCCCAGTATTGTAGGCGGCCATCGGGTCTCCCTCAGTCCTGATTCTAAGCATATCGTTGTATCTTGCTTCAGCGGCTTCAGAATTAATTCTTGTTTGTTCTATCAGACTTTTTGCGGCGGCTATCTCTCCCTCGAAAACTGTGGTCTCACCCCACATCTCAATCCACGACTCAGGACGATCGCCTTCTTTGACGGTTGCCCCATCTGCAACCTTTTTTTCCAATTCGGTAAGCGCTGCTTGTGCATTTTGTTCTCTACGCTGTGCGGCCACCATGTCGTCTTCCACCTGCATAGTCCCAATATTGGGACTTAGTACTGCCCCTTCCTGAATGGCCGCCAATTCTCCAGACGGAGTATCTCCAATTGCAGAGCCTATAGTTTTTCCCTTATAGGCATCTAGGATTGCCTGTCTGTCAGCATCAGACGAGCCTCCGCCAGATGGGTCTGGAGTTGGTTGTGGTCCCTGAATTGCATCTTCAATATCTTCTACAGAGCCCTGCTGCTTTACATTGACAAATAGGTCTACTTCTTTATCTTCAAAATTATTCCAGTAAGTAGTTATGTTTTCAACAACGTCCAAAGCATCTTGCATAGCTTGCTGGAATCTGTCAGAATTTACATTGGCAAGATCAATTTCATTTTTAATAGTTTCCCATTCGGTTCTTGTTCTTCCAAGCACCGTCAAGTTTTCAATTAAAACAGCCTGCTCTCTGTCCAAAAGCTCTATCTGCCTTTGAGCTGGCTCTAGCCTTTGCTCTTCAATATTAAAGACTTCAATTTGCAAATCTTTAATTTTTGTCTAGCTGCTCCCTAGTTAGCCCCATGTTTCCAACTAGATTAGAAATTCCCTGCTCTCTAGCTAAGTCTAAGTTGTCTCTACGCTCTTTCATGCTGGCCTCTGCCGCTGCCTGAGAGGCTTCTCTTACCGCCCTTGCGGCTGCTGCTATGTCACCCTGAGACAGCGCGTCGGCTACATCCAACTGTGCTTTTTTATTTTTATTTATTTTTTCATTAGCTTTTTCTACTTCGTCAAGTGCTTCAATTCTCTTGTCGTAAGTTTTATTGATCTCATCTTCTTGTCGAGAAATTCTTTCTAGGTCTGCTTCCAGGTCGTCAACTCCACCAACCCTATTACGAATATCAGAAATTAACTCCTCACCTTCCTGTATTGCATCTAAGAATGGTTGCTTGTCTAAATCAAAACCTAGTGTTATTTCTTGTTCTTGAGCAGAAAAAGCTTCCATGGCTTTTGAAAAACCGTCTTGGAAAATTTCGACTAGCCCGTCAAAAGTTAGTCTTTTAATTCTAAGCTCTAGGTTTTGCTCATTGGATGCATTTTTTAATGTTTCTCGAAGCGTTTTGGAATCTACGCTGGGATTCATTATTAGTGTTTGTAAATCTTTGTCGCTTAAAATTGCTGACTTTGAGCTTCGCTTAGTGATTGAGCATTTGTTCTATAAATTTTACGACCCCCGCAGATCGCCACCCTCAGCATTTTTTTGCGAGAGATTGTGCCGAAGCGAATGCCCGGCTTAGCTCAGTCGCCTGCTTTGTCAGCTTAATGGTTTGTCTAATTACGTTATTATCTTGTTCTCTTGCCACTGCCGCTGCAAAGGCTGCATCCTTAACTGCCTCATACGCCATAGCTGAAGACAGCCCAGCAGCAGTAAGCTTTCTGAAGGCAACAAGCTGTTCGTTAATTCCACCAAGAACTCTTTGCTGCTCGCTTTGGAAGTCTCCAAGGGCAACAGATCTAAGTGCCTTGCCCATGTTTTGCAAAGCTGTTGTGGCCCCTATGATATTTCCGGTACCGTCAAACTGGAATAGCTCGTTTTTTCTTCTTTCATAGTCTTCTGGATTCATACCAATAATCCTTGATATAAGATCTTCTCCAGCACCAAGTCTTCTCATTTGTTGCTCAATACCCTCAAAAATCTTAATCTCTCCGCCATCATTGAAAAGCCTGTCTAAAGCATTCCTAGACTCTACCCAGCCCTGAGTCATCTCAATAGTGCTTTGTCTAATTCTTTAAGTCTCCCGAGAAGATCATCAAGATCTGAGGCTTTGGGGCCTCCTCCACCGCTGCCGCTAGCCTCTTCTTCCACCTCTACGTCTTCAAAGGTGGCGTCTACCGATGAAAGCTGGCTGGTAACCTTGTCCCCCATTGACTCTGCATACAGTCTTTGCCACTTTGCAAGGCTGTGTCTTCCTGGGAAGGGTCCATTAACCTGTCCTTCGTCTCCTGTCCATTTTTTAAAGTCATCGCTAGCTATAAGCTCTGCCTGATCCATTTCAAGAATCATGCTGACTGTTTTTACATACTGCTCTTTATCGGTTTCTGGGAGCATATCAAAGTACAGTTCGTCAAAAGCCTCTGCGTTTTGTAGTTTTGGATTAATTTCGTAAGCCTGATTAGTAGTTATTACCCCCATGTCTGCACGGTTAAAAATTTCTTCTAGTTTTTCAGAAACCTCTTCGTTTTCAGAAACATATCGAAGAATTACGTCGGTATCAAAGACTGCGTCTTGTTTTTGTATTTCTCTTACAAAGTCTAAAATTTCTTGAGCTTCTTGCTCATTTCCTGCACTAGAAATTTTAACAAAAATATCTGCCGCAAGACTTTCGTCGTCGACTAAGGATAGGATTTGTCCCGCTTCGTCTGCGAAGACTCCTCCAAACGTACCAAAGATATTTAGAAGAGCGTCTTTCTGAGCTCCATCTTCGCCTATAAAAGTAAGTAAAGAATTTAAAGCTTGTGGAGATATAGCTCCAGTTGCTAGCTCTAAATTAATCATATCTTTATCTGCTTCTTCAAAGGTCTTTAGCAATGCTTCAATTCCTGGCATTACTAGCTTTGCGTCTGCATCGTCTTGGAACCTAGTTTCTATTGCTGCGCTGACACCGGCTCTGGCTGCTTCTGCACCCGGTCCGCTTATGACTCCCTTCATTTTTTCCCGGAGAGCCATCTCTTGCTCAGACATTGCCACTTTCTTTTCTTCAAACTCTGACTGAAGCCTAAGCTGCTCCGTTATGTCTCCCTGAATTTTTGCCTCTTCTATTTTCTTGATATAATAAGCATCTACTGCGTCTGACATTTCTTGCTGTTGCTGCAAGGCGTTTGTCATTGTGGCAACAAGAGCTCCAGAAAGCTTTCCCGCTTCTTTGGCTGCCTTATTCATTAAAAGTACGGCAGCGCCGACTCCCAAACCAGCCCCAACAACCGCCCCGATTGCGAGGCCAATTGGCCCAGCCATAGCTGCTCCGACTGTTGCACCCATCTTTGTTCCGACTAGGGCAAGTCCTGCGGTGGAAACCGCCATTGCACCTAACACTGCTCCCCCAACACCTGCGCCAATGTTTCCCGCCCACATCTCTCCGCCTGAATCTCCAAATACGCCATCTAGCTCTTTATTCATAAGCTCTTGTTGTTTTTCAACAGCGTCTAGGTTTTCAATATTCATACTGGCAGAAAATTCTACCAAATCTCCAGCTGTAATATCTTCTCCGTTTGGACCAACAAGCGCGGCGATGTTTGCTCGGACCTTTAGCCCAATTTCCATATTGTTAAGAGCAAAGCCTAGGTTTGCAGCCATGCTGGATGCTTGCTCTTTAGTTAGAACTCCACTCATAACTGCTGTTGCCAACTTAGATGTTAATGAATTTATAGTTGCTGCTGCACTGCCGGTTTGAGCCATTTGAGTTTTTGCTGCCTCGATTAAAGCCTTGCCCTTTTCATCTTCAACAAAAGATTCTCCAAAAGTAGTTTTTCCCGGAGCGGTCTGTACTCCAGTAAGTCGTTCTTGTCTGGCTTTATCCATAAACTCACCGGAAGAAACGGTCCCCGCAAATTCTGCAAGTTCTTTCATGGCGTCGGCACCAGAGCTCATTGCTCGACCAAGCTCTAGAGCCTCCTCTTGAGCAGCTTTCATTCTGCTATTAAGAATAAATATTCCAGCAGCTATGGCGACCACAATAGCCAACAGGGCGACTAAAGGACTTTGCAATGCTTGGAACAGCATTGGGGCAGCAGATAGTGCCATCAATGCTGGCATAAACTTTTGAGCCTGCTCTCCTAGGGCTCCCGGTGCCATTGATGCTCCCATTGTTAAAGCACTCAGCCCCATGCTTAGCCCAGCACCGCCACCAGTGATTCCTTTTCGCTTTGGCTTTGGAGCATCCCCACCGCCCGTTTTTCCTTTGCGGCCTCCCCCACTGCCGCCGCCGGTAGCGTTCATCTCTGCACTGCTTTGTGTAGCAGCATCTCCATTTTCTCTAACTGACTGTGTATGTTGATCAACGTTAGTCGAAGCCTCTTGAGATGTATTTCCAAGCTCCATAATGTCTACATCAAGAACGCTAAACGAGTCTTTTAGCCCCTCCATTTTCCCAGTGGTGGTGGCAAACATGGTACCGGTCTGCTGATCAAAAGTAGCGAGCCTGTTATCAACCAATGCCTGGTTTCTTGCTTGGATTTCAGCAATACTTTCACCTGGAGGAACTTGTCTCGGAGCTCTTTGTGTTTGCTGTTGTTCTGGGGCAGAAGAAACAACCTTACCCTTACTATTAACAATGTCGCCACCGCTAGTTTCTGCAAAGTAGTTTCCAACGCTTTGGCCAGGGCCAGTCTCCATAAACCTATCTAGGGCTTCGTTTCCGATACTTTTTGCTTTGTCTTTAAAGTTAGAGAATCTACCACGTTTTTGGTTGCCAGCAGATCCTCCAAGTGGCGGTGGTGGTGGAGGAGCAAGAGAGCCAGATTGTCCACCGGCTGCGACGTCAAATTTCTCGATATCTTTGCCATCGTCTGATCCATCTTGACCGGAAAGTCTGTGTGGACTACTTCTATCTCTAATTCTTGGATAAGGATCATCTTCTGGAGTTACAGCAGATTCTGCTCCCTCAATGTAGGCCTCCATGTCCTGCATTCCGTCTGGACCTGGCAGTGCCTCGGAAGGTTGCTCGGAAAGTATTTGCTTGTTTTTTCTGCAAGCTCTGCCTGACGCTGAGCCTGCTCTTCAGAGAGCCCTACTCTCTTCCTTCCACCGTAAGATTTTGAAAGGCCTCCACGGTCTTTGGTTACCGTAGCTTCTGTGGCCTTTAGTTTTCCATTGTTAACACGTCCAATCTTAACACCGTCTTTAGTAACAACCTCTTTACCGCTTGGAGTTAGTTCGGCTTCTCCCGCATCAATTCTTGCTTGCAATTCTTCTGGAGCATTTTCAAACTTACTCCTTGTCTTTCCGGCAGAAGTTCTTCTCTCTTCTAGCCCCTCACCGGCTTTTCTTTCTGTTGGATCTTCCGATTTACGCAATATGTCAATTTCTCTTTTGCAGCGGCGGCTACAATTTCATCGGTTACCGTTGTTCCAGCAGCGGTCGCCATTGCGGCGGCCCTATCAACAACCCTTTGCTGAATACCGTCTGCAAGCTTGTCAACATCTGGGCCAATTTGTCCCATTGCAGCTTCTAATGTTTTTCTAAATGCACCAGGAATTGCGTCTAGAGACATTGCCTCTGTCCAAATTGCTGGATCTACCCCCTGGCCCCCCTCTTTCAAAGCTTGATTTATCCAGCTTGGCATGTCAATGGTCAAGTCTGGCAGGAACATAATGTTCGGGTCTACAATATCTTTTTCAGAGAAACCTTGGTTAACTAGTTTTTCGAATGTGGCTGGGTCTGCTGTATCGAGCTTTGGAGCCATGTGTCCGCGTTGAGTTGATGATGTATCTGCCCCTGGTTTTCCACCATTGTATCCGGGAATGTTTCCGGATATCATTCCTTCAATTATTGGTGCGTATCTCTTTGCCATCTCTGCCGGAATAACAGCTTCTCCCGGAGTAAGAAGTGATAGCTCAGTATCTTTATTTCCTGTTCCTGGAACTGAAAAAATTCCATCTGCATATTTTGGTGGCATAAACGGATTGGTAGATGGCTTTGGTGCCCTAATCGCCGCCCCACCAGCTGCTTTTGCTGTTGCTGAAGCTGCAGGCGAACCCTGAGCTGACAAGAATGCCTGCTGAGCAGTAATGGCTCTTCCGTATGCGCCGGTCAGGTTTGCAACCGCCCCTGCTTCAGCGTTAAATGTTTGAATAAGTGTTTGATGAACCTGGTCAAGCGAGGAGGCTATGGCGGAAGACTCAATTTGCTCAGAATTCATGTAATTTATTGTTCAGTTAGAACATTCGATGCCCCGCGACTTTGCTAAACGCTCCAGAAATCTTAGTGCCAAATAGCAACAGGTTGGCTATACCGTTAGCCAAAAGACCAATAACCATAAGAACTGCTGGGGCAACAACTCCCATTACTGCTACAAGGCCTACTACGAACTGTTTTGCCCCGTCACTCATACCGTTAAAGCGATCAAGAATTTTTGTTCCAAATTCAAGAATCGGAGTTGCTAGCTTTAAGAATGCTTCGCCTAGAGGTGCAAGAGCTACCTGAAACTCTTCTAAGGCTTTTTTGAACTGGAACATTGACGAGGCTTCAACTCTGCCAAGCTCTCTTTCGGCAATAACTCCAAGCTCTCTGGCATTGCTCGAAGCAATTTCTAAAGTTTTGCTTGCCTGGCTTCCCTCTTTAGTTATGTTTTGAAATAACGTAGAAATACGAGCAAACTGAAACTTTCCAAACAGCTGCTCAATTGCCCTAGCTCTGTCTAGTGCATCTAAGTTGTTTAGCGCACCAGCGAGAGACATTACCGTTCCACGAAGATTCCCTGCATTCTGATCGACAATTCCAACAACATCAATTCCAAACTCTTTCATCTTGTCGATAGACTGCTGAGTTGGGTTAATAATACTGGCAAGACCAGACTTTAGTGCGTTAGCCGACTCGCTTGCGTTAATGCCACCTTCACGCATTGCAGTCAAGAAAAACGCTAGATCTTCAACGTCTCCACCCAACTGTTGAATAACAGCACCGGCTTTTGGAATTGCAACGTTAAAGTCTTCAATTGAAAGAATGGTCTGGTTTTCTACGGCATTAAGAAAAGCAATCTTGTCTGAAAGCTCTTCCGTTGACAAACCAAAGGCATTAGTCAAGGAGATAGTGGTATCTAGTGCCTCTTCCTGTTCGATACCGCCCAGCACAGCAAGTCTGGTGGCCTGTGTGACCTGGTTTGTTAGGTCTGTTCCAGTTGAACCTAGCTGTGCAACCGTAGCGGCGAGTTCTACTGTTTTTTCTACTGCTATGCCGTATTTGGTAAACTCTGTAGCAAGCTGTTTTATGTCTTCAATTGCTTTTTCAGTTTCTGCCTCGGAGGTGAACATGTCTCCATAAACACGCTTAAACCGAATAGCCTGCTCTTCTAGCTTCATGAACTCTCGGCCAGCCATAGCCCCCATGATTGTCAGTGGAATAGTAAAGCCAACCATAAGTTGACGACCAGCCCACTGAGTGTTCTTACCCCAGTTAAGCAGGTTTATTGAACCCTGTCTAACTAGCTGATTTAAAAGTGCTTGTTTTTGAGCAGCTATTGCTGTTTGTGTTCCAAGACTTTGAAGATCTAGAGTAAGTGGACGAACTCGGATTGCCTGCATTGCGCCATTGGCATCACGACCCATCTTGATATACTGAGTCTGAAGACCTTTAACTCTTTCTCGGGCGACCTTGTTGATTGTGTTAAATTCAGACTTGAACAGCCTTCCAAAACTTTTTGTAGACGCTCCAGCAAACCTAAAATACTGTCCCATGGACAGCTTGTTTTTTCTAGGGCATTCGTAAAAGACTCAGTAGTGCTGCTAATTCGAGTCATATTAGCACTAAACTGGCCAGTAGCATTTATGCCATTGACCAGATTGCGCTGTAGATTTTGAGCTTGAGCAGCGGCGGCGGCACCGCCTTTTGACATTGTTGAATGGAAAAGGGATATCTGCCGTTGCAGCTGCTTAATTTGTGCTAACGCTGCTGACGCATCAACATCTATTCTAATATTGGCGTTGGTATCAGCCATTCATTAGCATCCCTTCAAGTTTTTTGTCTACGTATTAACAATATTGTTAATAGCAGACATGTTTACCCCCGAGGCCTCTTCAACAATCTTATAAACTGTTGGCAAATCTAGGCTGTCCTCAAGTGCTTTTGCGTCTCCAGCGATCTCTGGCTTGTACTGCTTCATAGCGATCTGTACGCACTCCATTAGGATATCCATAGACTTGTCGTTGTTCTCGGCAACCTTTGCGATGCCTTCAAATTTCTTCATAAATTCTCTTAGTAGTGAAATTTTTAGTGGTCTGACTTGTAGCTCTGTTCCATCAAGGAGCTGTACTGTTTTTGCTTCGTTAACTGTTGTAGTCATTTGTTTGTTTTTTCCTTTCGACGAGCTACATCTATAATTATAGCATAGCTGGATTATCTTTTATAGCTTTTTGTAGTCGAGGCCCATCCCAATTCCAAAGCCAGCTTTAGCAGCAGTTTGTCCCTGCAAAGCCAAAACGTCATTTGGATCCGATGTTCCTCCACCACTGAATACCCTTGCTTTCATTTCTTCCCAAGCATTATTCTTTCGGTTGTTCTTATCTAGATCTACCCCTTGAATTGCGGCAAGAAATTTTTTCTCTTGGTAATCGATGTCTCTCTTAGAAGAAAGTATAGCAGTTATTTCTGGCATTGACAAGGAGGACTCCAGCTCTTCGTAGTCTTTCCATATACCCAGTAAAAATACCTCAGACTCTAAGCCGACCAAGTCTAGTGTTTTCCAAGTCTCGCCGCTGCTTTGGGCCTGCTCTTTAACTGGCTCGCTTTTATCTTCGTTAACTTTAATTCCTGCAGCAATATCAATTATCTTGTATACCGTTGGCAGGTCTAGATTGTCTTCTAAGTCTTCTATTGTTTTAATAGACGGATAGTACTGTTTCATTGCTATCCTTGCACACTCAGAAAGAACTCCTACGGCATCTTCGTTATCTGAAATACTGTCTAGCTTTTCAAAAGCCTCCATAAACTCTCTTAAGAATTTAATCTTCAATGGCGTAATATATACCTCGGTGTTATCTACCAGTTTAATTGTTGTTGACTCATATACCATGGTTGCCATTACTCTAGTATAGCAAAATAAAATCGCCCTGGCTAATGCCAAGGCGATCTTATCGTTATTAAGTTGTTGCGGTATTAGCTACCAGCTGGGATGGTACGGTCCACAATCTGTCCGTAGGATGCGGAGGCATCTGCGGGGAGAAGTCTAAACGATACCTCGAACATTGTTGGCTCGTCGCGCTTAGCTGATACGGTAACGCTCTCAATTGAGAGTGCACGGTATGCAACATAAATACGCTCGATCTGGTCACCAAGTGCACAGTCTCCTGTACCTGGGCCAACCGCTACCAAGCCACGCTCGACAGCACACTCTCCAATGTCACCGGCGGACATGTTCATTACTGGGTTACCAATAGCGAATCCGGCTGTAGACGTTGCGAGGTCTGCATCTTTACCGGCGAGGGCAAAGAGAAGATTCTCTAGAGTGGACTCAGCAAATGCTGTGTTTAGATTAACCTGCATACCTTGCTTGTAGAGTTTAGCTACGTCAAGGAGCTGGTCAACCTGGACCTCACCAAAGTCGGGCTGGAAAACAATTTCCAAACCGTTCATGGTGTACCCAACGTTACGAAAATCTGTGTCCGTTGATAGTGTTTCACGGAAAGATACATCGTCAATAACGTCTGGCAGGTCTGCTTCAGAAAGCTCGGAAGCTCCTGCAGCTGGCTCGTATGTAAAGAGTGCTGCTGCACCAACAATAATGTTAGCACTTGATCCTCTTGAATATGCCATTTTTTTTCACCTCTTTCTTGTGTTAGAAATGGGCGCGTTTCCTCGTTATAAGTATAACAGCCGTTTTACAATATTTTAAGATTCTTCTGGTGGTACATTGAGGTACCTGGAAACAGGAGATGGGTTAAAGTCTGGAGCATGATAGCAATAGTCGATGATTATCTTATTCCCAAAATAAGTTTTTGCTGTAGCAAAATCTATAATGTCCCTAGTCTCTTCTAGCTGAAAAACTTTGGTATTATGAAAGTATGGAAGAAGAAAGTCTAACCCATCGAAATCTACGGTCTTAGGTTCGGTGCCTGGAGACTGCTCGGCTTTCTGCGCAATCCAGTAGTTAAGCTCCTCAGCTGACTCATCTCCTCTATCTAATAAATTATAAATCATATCAGTTGTTTCAAACAAAATCCCTGCTTGAACTGCGTCTGTTAGGGACCCGTTCTTGTAAAGATAATACAGCACCTGCTCTTCTTTCTTATGAGGAAAGGGGCCACGGCTCATTCTGAACATTCTTTCGTATACCGCAAATGGCTGGTCTTCGTTAGCCTGGGGAAAGCCCTCATACAAAGCCTGAATATCGGTAGGGGTTGATGGAACAAAAAACATCGGCATACCAAAATAATCTGGCAAAACCTCTTCAATTTTTTCTGCTAAAAATTTATTATAAAAACTGCTGGGTTTGAAACTGGTCTGTGCATGTTATCCTGCCTTCTTAGATATCCACTTGTAGCCGACACTATAGCCAGCGGACCTTCCACCATGTTTTCCTCTATTAAGATTTCTCTTAAATGGTACTGGATTATTTAGGTGATCAAGTATCCCTGTTGTTCTTAAAAAAGATTGCTTAAAATATACATTAAAGAAAGCATCAAAGGCTCTTTCAAATCCCCCCTCTGCATCCTGACCTCCTGGATCTGTTATAGTAATTGGTTTTTTAGTAAAAACCTGTTTTTCATTATCGTTAAAAGAAAGAACTTCTGAGGATACCGGCCTAATAGTTACAGGAATTCCATTTTCTATTATTTGAGCTTTGTTATAAAATGGAACTTTTGATCCACTTTTAATACTTACGGATTGCCTGAAAGTAGAGTTAAAAGAAAGACCTATCTGATTGCTAATATAATTAATGTCAAATAGTCTTGCTGCTGGGCTTCCTGTCTGGTACCACTCATATACATGGTGCAATGCGGTTGGGTTTACTCTTGCGTTTGCATCAATAAAATCTTTGATACCCTCAACAACCTCTACTCCAATATTGCCCAACAAGGCAGTCTTCCCCTGATTCACACCTTCAATAAAACCTGTAGAGTAATTAACAATATTGTTTAAATCTTTTGCAAACTGTTTGTTATTAAATTTTACGACAATCATTATAGAATCCCCTGATTCTCTGATCTACGCAGCACTACCGTGTAGTGTTCAATTTTTCTAAACGGATTTATGAATGGTTGCTGTGTAGCAATTTCAAAGACAGTACCCTGTCCTTTTCTTTTCCCAGAGCTTTCAGAATAGTACAAAGTTTCGTCTGTATGCCTGATGTTTGTAATAAGAATATTTGTAAGACCATTTTCTTCTTGGGAATCTGCAATTCTCAAGTCTGTTCTTACCCTTGCAATAAGTAAAGACTCTTGGGTTAAGTCTATGTTTACAATAAGCTCTTCTTTTGTTTCTGCTCCAGCACGAATAAAGTTACCGGCTATAGTCCTGTCCAAAAGCCAGCTTTTAGATATTGCACCATATGCTCCCGGTTCGATAACGGGATGGTATACATCTGCCAACATTGGAAACTTAAAGCTTGTAAGCTCACAGCTAACCATTACAGAACTCCGATGATTCGGATTGATTTTGCATACTTAGACAGAATCTTATCCACTATCATATTGCCAGTTCCCTCAAAAACCCTATCGTCAAATTTAATCTTAAATTGATCAGTGTTGTAGTCTTTAATATATCTTCCAGCATAATCTAGGTTGTTGCACTTAATGTCTTCAACCAGCAATTCTGCGGCTCTTATAATTTCTGAGGGGACCTTCTGTTATCCAACTTCTAATGAATTGTATAATCGAATGTTTTTGCGAATCCACGGTAACCAAATGTCATGTCCCACAAATCAGACATTGCTTGCGGTAGGACCAAGTTGGCTCCTTCGGCCCTATTGATTTGACCGTTATAGTCAATAGTGATTGCGGTCTTGTCGTCGGTTAGCTTATATAACATAGACGCATTATCCAAGTCTGACGAGTCATACATTAAAACATTGTTTTCATAAAGTTTGTTTAGTTTCTTGACGTTAAGCCACATGGGAAGATAGTCTGCACCGAGTCCGACTATATCTATGACTCTTTTCTTGTAATAAAATCCTTCTATTACGACAGAGTCTATAATTGCTCTGGCTAGCTCTTCATGCCTCGTGTACTCTGCTACCTCGCTAAAATTTGAGGCTATCTTATTTGGGTCTACGTATGGTCTTACCACGGTAAAGAAATGCTCTGATCCATCTACAACAACTCTATATTCACTATCATAGTGACTAGAGAAAGAAACAGTTATTTCAGAATCACCGTTAGAGGTTGTGGCTCCAGAAATACTAGATGAATCTGAAAGATTTAAAATAGTATAATTATACTCTGTAGCAGCTTCAGAAACCTCAATAGTAGCTTGGGGCTCTGAAGAAGCAATTCTTAATATTTCCATGTATTACAAACCAAACTCTGATGCAACCTCTTCTGGCGTAGCCTCTCTCACATGGTTACGAGTAAGCCATTTGTCTGCCTGATCTTTGGTTACAATATTATAGCCCTTGGAAATTTTTCCTACACCTATCCAAGATACATTGCGATCAGAGTAAATAGCTACGGTTGGCTTTTTGTGCCCCGCTTTTGCGGATGGCTTTTGGGTTTCCCCATTTGTTCCTATTACGGATGACTTGTTTTGTGTTTTTAAAAATGGAGTTTTGTCTTCTGTTGATCTTTCCTTAGAAGAAATTGCAGAAGCTCTATTTTTCTCTTGTAATTCTTTTACCTGCTTTGTGTATTTTTCAGCTAGCTCTTTTGGAATAAGAGCTTCTCCATCTTGAAGTTTGGCGAGTTGTATATCCGCAGATACCTCTGTTTTTGCCCATAATAAAACCTTTCTGTTCTACATACAATTATATCAGAATAATAATGAATAAGGGGGCGGAGACAATGTCCCCACCCCCTATTCGGGTATTGCCTAAGAATTAGGAATCTGAAGCTGCATCGGCAAATGCGATGGCGTCTTCTTCTTCCAACTGAATACCAAAGCGAACGAACACTGTGTATTCAATGGTGTCTTTCTTAGCAACATATTCACGGTTTACTGTGATGTCTCTCTGGAAGCCCCAAATACGGTTTGCGGGGAAGGTTAGGTCCACGAAACCATCTGGGTAGTAAGGAACCTCCATGACGTCGATACCCAAGACACGAGTGGTGCGAGCTGCACCGAATGTCTGACCAACACCGTCAAGGTATGACTGAGTGTTTGCCTGAGTATTTCCGTTGGTTCCTAGTGCTTCAGCGATAGCATCTGACAGAGTACCGTTGTTCTTTACAATGCCCTGGAATGCGTCGGTACCTGCGTAGAACTTAAGGTTGTTCTTAAGTGCGCGATACTTACGAGGCATTGCCAAGATAATGTCCTGCATGACGTCTGGAGTCCAAGCGTCATCGGTTACGGTTACAACAGACTCGTGAGCATCGCCACCAGTCTTTTCTTTGTTAACGAACCCGTCCATAATAGACAAGAAGTTACCGGTTGCACCGTCACCGTTAATGGCTAGGTCTTCAATGTCATTTGCAAATGCATTTGTCATCAAACGAACCAGGTGGTCTTCTAGAGCAGCACCTTCGACGTTGTCTTCTAGCGCTTCTGCTGTAACCTCCCAGTCAAGACGAATCTTACGAGTTGTAAGTTCTACCTTGCTGAATGTTGCACCAGAGTTGGTGTAGTCACCAATGCCTTGTGAAGCTGCACGAATAACGCGCTCTCCAACATTGACCTTTTCGAGCTCCATGGTGTTGGCACGCATAGTTACGCGACGACCATCTTTGGCGAGAACAGTACCGTCCCAAACATAATCGATAAAACGACGTGCTTGTTCTGGACGTAGGATACCACTAGCTGCATCACCCGAAGGATTTACGGCGTTGGGTCCGGTTGTCAAACCAAACTCGGCGTTTGGAATGTTTCCTAGTGTGTTTGCACCAGGATCTGTTACTCCTCCAATGCCACCAGATGCGAATCCACCCTGGGCCTGAAAGTTACCAGGAGCAGTTGCGCCTAGTTCAGCAGCTTCACCTGGCTGATTTTTGATAATCTCTTCCGACATTTTGTCACCTCCTAAGTGATTTTGTTAGTTAAATAAATCGGCAGTTTTGAGGAAACGACCGCCCCATAGGGATTTTTCAACCATATCTGGTTGATCCTGCACGATCTCGCCTAGATCGCCAGACTTGCGGAAAGCGGTGTCTTGCTCTACAGCATCGACCCTCTTTCCAAACTCATCAAATTTTTCGGTAGCAGACTGAAGATCCTGCTTGGCTGCAGTCACATCTTCAGTAATACCGCTCATTGATTTCTTCAATTCAGAGACCTGCTCGTTAAGAGACTTAATGGTTTCTGACAGATCGCTAAAGGCTGATGTAAGAGTGTTCTTGATTTCAGTTACTGTCTCTGCGACAATAGCGTCATCTGATTTTGACACCTCTTCGGTTTCTTCAGATTTGGCAACTTCTTCATTTTCTTCAAATGGAGCTTTTTCTGCCTTCTCTGCGTCTTCCTCTTCATCTTCCATTTTCTTGTCTTTTGCACTCTTCATTTCTTCTTCTGAGTGCACAGACTTTTCAACGTTAGACTCTGTGGCATCTGCCTCTGGAGCGACCTCATCTGTATTTTTCTACAACCTCTTCGAGGTTATTGGTTTCATCAGTCATAGGGTTTACCTCCTTTGTCATCTCAATTGTATTAATGCCTTTAGCACTATCAATTAAGAACTTTATCATATCTTGTTTTTCGCTGTCTATTTTTCAACGAAACCTATGTTGTCCATTGGCTCACCGCTAAGTTGGGCTAAGCTTCTTTTCGTTAGAAGATACAGTTACAAGGCCAGACTCTTTATCCCAGAATACATTCTCTAGTTCTGTTTCTAGAGATGCAGACTTAACAACGTCTACCCCGTCAACTTTTTCAATGGAAAGAATATTTGCAAACTGATTTGCTGGATTGTCAACTAGTGAGAGCTCTACCAGGTCGTACTCTTTAACAATACGAATCTGTGCATCCATCTTCTCGTCATAAGCGTCATCCCACTTGTTCATCTTTCCGCCAATGGAAAAACCAGAAAGAGTGCCGTCAAGAACCTTCTCCCAAGTGTCCTGTGCACCCTTAGATACGTATGCAGATACATACACGCCACTATAAAACTTTTTGCTGTCTGGATCAAAGTATTTGTCTTCTTTGAAGTTCACCATTTTACCTACCGCTGTGGGCTGGTGCATTTCTCGAATGTTACCTCTAAAACGAGTAAAGGCAGATACGCTAGCCTCTGAGGTAACGATGTCTGCCTGTTTGTCTACGTTGTCAAGGGTCGCAAAGCCGGAGACAATGCGTCTCTCAATATCAACCTTGCTGAAGGGGACAGAGAAACGAACGTTCTCGCCTTCCGTGTCCCAATGTGATTTGAACATAGTCATACTAACTTAATTATAGCATCATTTTTACTAAAGTTACAATAAAGTAACTATTCTGATGCCCGTCCCTCTCCCTGTGCATTTCTACCACTAATTGTAGCAGATCCATCGGACTGATTATTAGATCTTTCTGTGTCTCTTTCTCTGTTTTGATTTGTGTTAGCCCTAGTGTCTGTTGCTTGTCTTGGAGACATACTAAATGGTTCGTCTCCATCTTTTCTTTGAGGAAGGCCGAGAGATTCCCTAGCTTCGTTAGGTGTCATGATTTGCATCTTGACATACCGCTCAAGAATCTGTGACTGTGCAATTTCATCTGTAAGAGTTAGCTCATTAAACTTAAAGTTAACAATGTCTGTTTTTCTTTTACCATTTTGCCAATGATTTTTCTAGATTCTTTTGAGCTGGTCTTGCAACCTGTTCTTTAAACGTTCTATCCTGAGCAAGAGCTGATGCAATGTTTGCGGTATCAGATCCACCAATCTTGGACAACGGAACCTGGTGTGCCATCAAGACATTGTCTCTGTTTTGCTTAGAATATTCTTTGAAGGATGCTTCCTGGATACCGCTCTCGATTGGCTCCATCTTAAATTCAACCTTGTTGCTGTCGCTATCTCCTGGAAGGGGAATGTACAGAGTTCTGTGAGACTGACCTTTCAAGCTTGTCTGCAAGAAACGAAACATCTTGTCTTCGGCATCAGAAGAAAGCTTTGCCCCCTTAAGTGTTACAACATATCTTGGAACAGCTTTGTTTCCAAAGTAGTCAATGTTATATTGTGAAGCTAGCTGATCCCCGTGCAAAGAAGTAATAGCAGACATAATGTCTGGAATTCCATAGAATGTATTTAGAGGAGAGTATTCTTTAAAATGAATAATTTCATTTGGCCTTGCGTCAGTAGTAATGGGGTTAGGGTTCTTTGCCCCGAAGTTTCTAAAGTATACAACCTTCTGACCAATGATTTGGACATACCCATCCTTAAGTCTACGAACTCTCATTGTTGTTGCTGGTATGTGACCAAGGTAACCAATATCTCCATTTACTTTTCTACCAACTTCAAGGTAGCCGTTTCCGGTGGCCTGAACGTCTGTATAAAATTTCATCATAGTTCCAGTAAAAGAATCATCTTGATTAAGATTCTCTAGCCAATCTCTTAACTCAATTTTAGATCTTTCAATTCTTTTCTTGCTCTGTCAGTAGAAGCTTCGTCATTGTTTGATTCTAGTCTTAAGACTGTTCTTTGTGAAATTTCAAAATCATACCCAAGGCCTACAATGTTTTCTACCTTGGCATCAATAGCTGCGTGATTTGCAAATGATGTGTCATAATAGTTTGCTAGTTCGTAAAGATTCCACGGAGGTGTAATGACGTCAAACATGCCGTAGCCATTACGGAATACGGTTCCTGGATTGATCTGATTCGACTGTGCCCCATCTTGACCGGCGGGGACAGCTCTTGCACTCGCTAGGTAGGCATCTGTTGGCTCTACGGACTTTGCTATGCGTGAAGCTCTACGTTTAAAATTAGCATCCAAACCAGAAAAAGACTTAATGCTATCCCAAGATTGTGTAAAAGGATCTTGCTTTTTAAAGACATCCTCTTCTTTTGCCAGCTCGTCAACACTTGCCCCTATGATCCACTCGCTAGACATTAGCCCTCGTCTCCGTATACCTGTAATGTTTTCTTTGCCGCAATAAGAGCTCCTAGATCATTCATGCTAGGAAGCAAGCCCTGAGACATTCTGTCTACCTGCTCGCTGTGCTCTTCTTCGGAGATCTTACGCATATTGGGATAGAATACCGCTTTACCCTCTGACTGCCCCCAGTGAATGGCGGCATCTTTAAGCTCTTTTACTCTAGATTTGTCATCTCTCATTGACTCAATAGAAAGAGCATTGCCCTGACCGTCAGTAAAGGCTTTGCCATTAGGCTTGTGCCAAACATACGTTCCAAAGTTAGAAAACTTTTCCTCTACAACTTGTACTTTGGTTTCTCCGACTTGACCGGGAAATCGTGGTTTATTTCTTTTCATAACCACTAGTATACCATATTAAACAGGAGTGGTCGTACTCTGTGTCCATCCCAAACCATTGAATATACTATACTGATAGTCTTTAAGAGTAAACAGTTGATCGCTTTCTGAAATTGTTCTGTTTGTTCCGGTATATATATCATATATATTTCCAGCATCAAGTTCTTCCCTCAGGGTTGTTGACAAGAACAGCACCTCCTGCCAGTCAAAAGCTTCTCCTACAGGAACAGTCTCGTCACCAATGACCTCTTTACCGGCCCAGTATCCCCAATCAATAGGGTCTCCCAAAAAACTCCTAACTGCAAACCACTGCCTAAAACCAAAACGCTCTTCGTCGTCTGCAAGTGTTGTTTGATAAAAGCTAAAATTGTTAAACATTATTGGGCTTGTTATTCTGAGTGCTCCGACAAAGCCTCCGATATCAAGAAATCCTGGGAAGGATAAACCTATGGCATTCCAGGTATTAGAATAAAGAACTGGTCTTTTAGACGGCACACCATTATTAAAGAAAACAAGGCTACCCGATAGTTGGTTTGTTCTTGCATTCAGCGCATAGATTTGACCACGTTTTCTATTTGCACTATCTGCTATTAAGAAAAACTTGATGTAAACATCTCCAGACTCTATTTCAAATATTTTTACAGGAACTTCTGGGAACAGATCTTCTCCATACTTTAGGGAGATCTGTAGAGAGCCAATCTTGAAAAATGAAGATGCGTTTGTATTGAGGGGAATAGAGATACCGGCATTATTTCTATTATCATATGTTGTCCTAACTTCTATACCGCTATTTGAGGTGTTGTATAGGTATGGGCTACTTCCTTTATAGATTGCAAATGGGGGAGCTGATCTATAGTCGAAGTACCGACCAACCTTTCTAAAGGGTACTAGGTTGGTTCCAAACTTTGTTCCAATCTTATTAGGGGAGTTGCTGAATGCTTGAGATGATATTTGTAAAGATCTTGTTGTAACTGGGCTAAACCTTATACCGTCTATTTCGTATTCTAAATAAAGATTTATTGAAATATTTTTAAAATTTACATTTGGAGGTGGGTAAACAATAGTTCCGTCAACAACCTCATATTTTGTATTGAGCCAACTTGAGTTTGGTCTTACGATACCTGAAGAGTCTAGCAATTGCTTGCTGGTAAAATTATCCTCTACAGAGTTAGAACCATCTCTTAGGTATTGGAATGCTACATAGGCTTTTACTAAATTCTGAGATGTGTCATACTTGTTAGCAGAATTAAAAATCTTCATATTGGGATAATCTAGGTTTACCTGCAAAAAGTCAACCCTGGATTGCTTCCTTCCAAAAGCGTTTACAATTTCCTTGGAGAAGTAAGATAGTGGAATATAGTCTTCCCAGAAAGAATTAACGGCAACGTCTAACATAAACATCCCCATGTTTATTTTTGGCAAAAGGGTATAGGTTGCTATGTGGTCAATAGCCCTTATTGCTTGGAAGTCGTAGGGGTCTCCGCCGTCCAGGGCAAGTTCCCAGTAGTCTGGGTCGTTGCCAAAATATTCATCCCCCGCATCATATATACTGGGGCCAAAATGCTCAAACACATTTTCGTAATCTACGGGTATCCCATCTTCATTAAATAGATGGGATATTTTTTTTAAGATTTCTTGCACTAGTAAAACCAATCCTATAAATATACCCACTAAAGGTATTAGCTAGATTCTCTGATCCAGCAATGTATATTGCTAAATTTTTGCCTGCTTCCAAAAAAAGTTTCCCTAAACTCTCTTCCATTTTTGCCTTACAAATCTTGGCAAATGTATTCCAGCCATAAAACTTTTTTTCCGACAGAGTGTCCTGGAGCGGTATAGAATATAGTATCCTTAAAAGAACCGTTGGCTAACTTAGTTATAAAAGAATAATAAATAGTTGAGTCATAAGCATAGATCAAGTCTGTGTCTGCTACTGCTTCTATAGTTGTAGCTTGATTTGCCTGAACTTGATAAGAAAGCGAAGTATCCGATATTACGAATATTTGATAAAAATCCTGTGGGGACTGTTTGAGAGCCTTCAATAAGAATCTTCATACCAGTCTTGAGTCCATGCCTTATTCCAGATACGGTTACTGTTTGTCCTAACTGACTAACTGTTATTGAGTTATCTAAAAAATGGACTATTGGGTTACCTCTGTAATACACCTCTACTGTGTTAGAAGTTGTAGAGTTTGTTACTTGAAATAAAGTTTGTTACTTAAGGATATTT